GGCAAAGCGAACAGTTAAAATTGTTCTACAAATATTTAGTCAAGCAAGGGTTATCGCCTGATATAGATGATGATTTTTTACAACAACAAATAGATAATTTTAATTGACTACAACACGCAACTAAAAACCGTTTTAATGGTTTTTAAATGCAGTTATAGATTTTTGAAGAACTAAAAATAATATAATTTACTTATATTTACAACATGGCAGACCCAGTAGGAAAAAGATTATCAAAAAAGAAAAAGCAAAGACTAATAGATTTATATGCTAGTGATAGACCTAAGAAAGAAGTGCAAGAGATTCTTTCTAAAGAGTTTGGTGTAGGTGAAAGAGTTATTAGGTCTTACGCTAAAGAGTTTGGGTTAAATGTATTAAGAAAGAATATTATAAGTGATAAAGTAATGGTTTATGATATTGAAACAAGCAGGGTTAAGGTTGATACGTGGTGGACAGGCAAACAGCACATAAACCACAAGCAGTTAAGAAGTGAACCAACTATAATATCTATTGCTTGGAAATGGGTTGGAGAAGATAAAGTTTACTCTTTAACATGGGATAAAAAGCACTGTGACAAATCAATGCTTAAAAAATTCTTAAAAGAATACAATAAAGCATCTATGGTTATAGGTCAAAATAATAATTCTTTTGATAATAAATGGATTAATACAAGAGCTGCTAAACATCAACTTCATGTAGATAGATATGTTAAGAGTTTTGATATTTACAGGATGGCTAAGAGATATTTTAAACTACCTTCATATTCTATGGATTACATGGCTAAATACTTTGGATTAACACTTAAACAGTCTCACGAAGGAATGCACATGTGGGACATGATAGAATACGGAAACACACAAGAGAAGAAAGAATATCTACAAAAGATGGTTGATTACAACAAAGGAGATATAGTAACAACAGAAGAGCTTTATTTAACTTTACAGCCTTATTTTGGAAGTGTAACAAATCAATCAGTTAAAATGGGGCTACCTAGATGGGGATGCCCTGTAAGTGGCTCTTTAAATGTTAGCTTATTAAAAACTATATTTACAGAAATGGGAACAGTTCAAAGAATACTGTATTGTGAAGATAGCCAACATCAATTTAAAGTAAGTAATAAAACATATATGGATTTCCTTCAAAGGGGAATGAGTAAATATTGGGAATAATATGTTATACAAAAAGATAATAGGACTATTTAGAGCATTACCAGAAGAAAGTTTAGATATTAAATTTATATCCAGAGTTACTAATACAGATGAAAACCTTGTTAAACCTATATTAGAACAATTGGTAAAGGATAAACATATAAAAGGTAAAAGGAAGTTTAAACTGGATGGTGAATACTTAAAAGACTACGAAAAGAATGCTAAGTTTAAAAAACTTAAAAATTAAATTTATTTCATTATTTTTACATTGTAATGAGGTTTAAAAAGTACATACCACTATCAGATATTGAGAATATGGAAGATAAAGAGGGTTTTTTAGATGCTTATAGAAGTGAAGAAGACATTTACAATCTATTTGGGTATGATACGGAAATAGTAGTATTTAATGACGATTATTTTCAAGTTCCAGTTTATGACTGTTTTGGTGATATTCATTACATGACATTTACAGATATAGGGGAGAATTAACAATAGAAACATTCGATTTTATTTCAATGAATTATAAATCAAATCCTGAAATAAATATAAAGTACACCAAAGATGAACTTTTCAATTATTTTGGAAGCAAATCATCATTTAATAATAAATGTGTTAAATGTGAATCAAAAAACACTAGGGTTAATGCTCAAACTAATAAATCATACTGTATAAACCATTTTAAAACGTCTGTATGGTATAAGAATCCAAACATGGATGCATGGTACTCTTTATGGTTGAAAGGTGTTGAAGATAGAACTTTTATGGAATGGTTGGATTATGTTAATAAATATAGTACTATAGAAATTCCAGAAAAGCCAAAAATATAATAAACATGAAAAAAGTAGACGGAAGAAAGAATAATGGAGGTGCTAGAAAAGGAGCTGGAGCGCCTAAAAAAGAAGTTAGCGAAAAGGCTAGAGAAATAATGAAGAAGGCTATTAGAGTTCTTTACAATAGAGAAAATGATGAAGAGGCTCAAATAGCATTTTTAAAAGATTTTGCACAAACTACAAGAGGTCAGCAATTTGTAGCTGAACATTTATTTGGTAAAGCTCCACAGGTTATAGAGCAGGAGTGCTACTATTAAATTTATAAGTGGAACTAAAGATAAGTGATAAATATAAACCATTATTCAATAGACCTAAAGATGTCGATACTTACATAATAACAGGAGGTCGTTTCTCTTCAAAATCTTATACAGCATCCATAGCCGCAACTTATTGGGCTTCACATCTTAACCATAGAATACTATATGGACGTTATACGAGTATTAGTGGTAAAGATTCTACATTCCCAGAAGTAGAAGAAAAGATAGGTTTATTAGGGTTGAATGAACAATTTGACATAAACATAAACAGGATTGATTCTAACGTAAATGATTCTAAAATAGTTTTTAAAGGTTTCAAGACTGGTTCAAATGTTCAATCAGCAGCATTAAAATCATTAAAAGACTTTTCTGTATTAATAGTTGAAGAAGCTGAAGAGATACCCGACTATGATACATATGAAAAGGTTAGCCTTTCGATAAGAGGTAATAACAACCAAAATACAGAGCCAAACATAAAAGTTTTAATACTTAACCCTACAACTAAAGAGCATTGGATATTTAAAGAGTTCTTTGAGTCAAAAGGTGTTCAGGCTGGTTTTAACGGTGTTAAAGATAATGTTTGCTATATTCATACATCTTATTTAGATTGCTTAGATTTTGTTCCTAAAGATATTTTAAGGTCATTTTATAATATGAAAGCAAACAAGCCTAAAAGATATAGCCACATCGTCCTAGGTGGATGGTTAGATAGGTTAGAGGGATGTGTGATTGAAGACTGGAAGATGGGAAGTTTTGATGAATCTTTGCCATATGTTTATGGTATGGACTTTGGATATGTTAACGACCCTACAACTTTTGTTAAGGTTGCTACAGATGATAATAATATCTATACAGATTTAAAACTTCATAAGAAGGAAATGTCAACTGATGATATTGTAAGCTTCTTGGAAAATAATATAACAAAAGAAGATTTAGTGATAGCAGATTCAGCAGAACCAAGATTAATAGAAGAAATTAAAATGGCTGGATTTAATATAGTTGGGTGTAGAAAAGGAAAGGATTCTATTAAAAACGGATTAGCAAGATTAAATGATAAAACTATAATATCTGAATCAAAAGATACTGAATTTCACAGGGAGTTAAACAACTATGTTTGGAATGATAAAAAGAGTAATACACCGATAGATAATTATAACCATGTTATTGATGCTGTTAGATATGCTCACGATGAATTAACACAGGATAATAATTTTTGGATAATTTAGTTTTATTTAAAAAAAATTATTATTTTTGTAGGTAATAACAAGGTGAAGATGCCTTGCACTAATTTACTCTATGTCAAGACTAAAAGATGCTTACAACGCATTAGTAGGAACTAAGAATCATAGTTTTAGTTATGAGAAGCCCTTATACAGGGCTCTCTCTAATTTTCTGTACGGAGAAGATACCCTAGAAAAACTTATTTCAGAAGGATATGCAGGAAATAATCATGTATATTCCATAGTTAACAGTATTGCTGAAAGTGGTGCTGATATTCCTTTATTAATTACAGACACTAAATCAAATGGTGATGTAGAAATTATTGATGGTGGTGACTTCTATGATTTTGTTCATAATCCTAACCCAGAAGAAAACTACAAATCTTTTACTTATAAGTCTTTAGTTTACCAATTAATAACTGGAAACGAAATACATTATGGTGTTAAAGGTGTTGGTTCAAACTACTTTACAGAAAGATGGAACTTAGCACCTCAATATATTATTCCAAAGGTTACTAATCTAATAACTGGACCACAAGCAACATCTTACAAGTACAACTATAACAGTAAGGAATATAATTTGGATGTTGAAGAAGTTATGCACCTAAGAAAGTTTAATCCAGACCCTGCAGACGAAAATGCTGTAATGGGATTGAGTCCTTTATCGGCAGCATATAGAACTTTATCGGCATCAAATGAAATAATAACGGCTGATGCTTCTTTAATTAAAAACAAAGGTGCTATCGGATTATTATCTTCTAAAGGTGATAGAGGTGTCACGCCAGAACAAGGTAAAGAATTAGATAAAGCTTTAAAGTCTAAAATAGGGGGTGGTGAAAACTTTGGTTCTATTAAAGTGACTGGCGGAAACTTTGACTATATAAAGTTTGCTATGTCTCCTGCAGATTTACAAATATTAGAAAGTGGAATTGTTAAACTTAGAGACTTATGTTCTGTTTATGGGGTAAGTTCAAGGATGTTTAATGACCCTAATGGAACTACTTTTAATAACTCTAAAGAAGATGGTAAGAAGTTTTATACTAGAGGTGTTTTACCTCCATTAAGAAATGACTTAGACCACTTTAATAAATTCTTTGTAACAGGATGGAATGAAAGAGATAATGCTAACTATAAGGTTGATTTAGATTTATCTAGTATAGAGGCTTTACAGGAAGATAAGAAAATGGAAGCAGAAAAGGATAAGATTGTTATGGATGGGGTTAATGTTATATTAAATATGCCAATATCTCCAGAAGGTAAGAAAACTTTATTAATAGATACTTATGGTTTTGATGAAGTTGCTGCCGAATTAATTACTAATGTTCAAGAAAATGAGTAAGAAAACTTTACAACAGAAAATGGCTACACACTTTGGTGTTAAAACTTTAGAAGGTGGTAATTCTGTTAAACAGATTGATGAAGATAAAAGAACTGTTCAGTTCATAGCTAACACATATTTCTTTATTGATTCTGACCAAGACATGTTGATTAAAGGATGTGCTGTTAAATCTATTAACGATAGAGGACCAAAATCACAAGCAAACGCAAAAATTAAACATCAATCAGACCATGTATTAAATACTAAAAATGTTGTAGGAAGATTTGAAGTGATAGAAGAAAGAAATATAGATGGTAAAGATGTTCTTTATTGCGAAAGTCATATACCTACTACAAGTAAGGGTAATGATGATTTAATAAACTACCAAGAAGGATTATATGATAACCACTCTATAGGATTTAGATATAAAAACATAGTTAAGGCGGTTATGAACTCTACTAATGAAGTAGAGCGTAAAGCATGGGATGAGTTTTACCCTTTAGCATTAAATCCAGAGAAGGCAGATGAAGAAGGATTCTTTTGGGTGGTTAAAGAAATAGAATTATTTGAAATTAGTGTTGTTAGTTATGGAGCTAACGAACTTACACCAACAATAGGGAGTAAGTCTAAAGATGCTAATATTAAAATAAAGAGTAATCTAATTGACAGATTAGACGAATTAAATAGACAACTTAAATCAAGCGTGGATTCTAAAAGTGACCGTTCTCTTATGGGTATGGAAATTTTACAGATGAAGCAAATAATCAACGATTTGAAATTAATCGAGCCATCAAAAAAGGACACTCATGTAGAGCCGTCTAATAATGATACAGATGACAGCAAATCAAAAACAATTAATCCAATTAAAAACCTTTCAAAAAATTATAAGAAATGAAAGAATTTAAAGTAAAATCTTCTGAAGAGATTGCAAAGCTTTCTGAGGAGGATAATGCTAAGTATTTTGCTGATTTATTAGACTGGCAAACAAAAAGCATTGAAGAATTAACTGCAAAAGCAAAGACTGATGCAGAAAACAAAGAAGAGTTAGAAACTCAAATTAAAGAATTACAATCTGCTAATATTTCAGCAATGAAGTCTACTTTGGAAGCTCAAGGTGGAACTATTGCTAAGATGGCTAAAGAGTTAGAGGCTAAAACAGAAGATAAGCCTGCTTCTTTTAAAGCGGCTATCTATACTGCTTTAACTGAAAAAGCTGAAGAGTTAAAAAAACTATCTGAGTCTAGTCAAAAAAATATTAGATTAGATATTAAAGCTCAACAAGATGCTTCTGATATTACTTCAGGAACTGATTTTGCAGATATGTTGCCAGGAGTTGGTCAAATTGCAACTCGTCAAACGTTTATGCGTTCTTTATTCAACCAAAGAAACACAAACAAAGAGTATATCAAATATAATGACCAAGAAACTATTGTAAGAGATGCTAAAAACGTTGCAGGGTGTGCAGCTTCAACTCATAACTCTAAAATTACATGGCAAGTTAGAACATTACAAATCGCTAAAGTTAGAGATTATGTAAATGTTTGTATTGATATGATGGATGATTATGAGTGGGTATCTGGAGAGATTAGAGATTTAGTAACAACTGATGTTGCTTTAAAAATTGATGAAGGTTTACTTTTAGGAACTAATGTTTATCCAGAATTAAATTCTGTTGCTGCTGTAGCTTCTACATTTGCTGCTGGTTCTTATGCTGCAAGCGTTCAAGCTCCAACTTTAATAGACTTAATCAAAGTAGGTTCTTGTCAAATTTCTGATGCTGGTTTAAATAATAAATTCAATGCGAATGTTGTTTTATTAAATCCTGCTGATATGTGTTTAATGACACTGGAAAAAGATGCTAACAACAACTATTTAATTCCTAACTGGATTACTTCAGATGGAATGAATATTGGAGCTGTTAGAGTTATTACAAATTCTTTAGTACCTGCTGGAGAAATGTACATCATGGATTCTACAAAGGGAACTGTTGTTTCAAGAAAAGGGACTACTGTTGAGTTCGGATTTGAAAACAATGATAACTTTGAGAAAGAGTTAGTAACTGTAAAAGCTTACGAAAGATTAAACTTCTTAGTAAGAAATGTTGATGCAAATGCTTTTATGCATGTGCCTGACATTGCTGCGGCAATTACAGCTATTACTAAACCATAATTTAGTTAGTTAATCCAAACACCTCGCTATGAAAGTAGCGGGGTTTTGGGGGTAAAAGCCAATACTTATGAAAGTAATATTTAAAAAAGACCACCCAGCAGGAATAAAAAAAGGTTCTATTCATAACGTTGCGAAGCATGTTGTAGATAGATGGGTTGCTGATGGATATGTTTCTATTTATGAAGAAAATGTTGTAGAGGTGGAAAAGTCAGAAACTTCTTCAGTGATTGGTGGGGAAGTTTCAAAGAAAAAAGCAAAAAAACAATCGAAATCTGGAAAGAAAAATAAAAAGAAATAGATGTCTTTATACGTACAAGAATCAGATTTTAAAGGGCAAACAGATACAGCCAAAGATATATTCAGTAAAAGTGATTTACAGGAATATATAGATAAGTTTGAGGTAAGATACCTTCAAGACTTATTAGGGTGTGAATTATATGAAGAGTTTGCTACTGATTTTGCTATTACTGGGACATCTCCAACAGACCCTAAATTTATTCAGATTTGGAACTCTTTCTGTAAAGATAACAGTTGTGGTATAGAGAGAAGCGAAGGTATAAAAGAGATGTTAGTTATGTTTATAAACTTTGAATATAAACGTGACCAACCAGTAAAAAACAATATAGGAGGGAATCAAATAAATATGCAGGAAAACTCTACTTCTGCGGCTAGTACTGCATCTAATATGTACACCGTTTATAATCAAGCATTAGAGAGTTATAATGCTATTCAATGGTGTATATGTGATAACTCTAATAATTATGATTGGAGTTCATATAATGGACAAGATAAAGGTATAATAGGATATTTTTAAGATATGAGTAAACCACTAAAATATAAATTTGAATTTACAGATGGAACAGCACATGATGCTACTATATCTCAAGTTTCTGAATCTTTCCAAATATGCTTTCCTTATGAGTGGAGTGTTTTTGTTGACCAAGTGGGACTAACAAATAGCTTAGGGACTTGGACTATTGAAGTATCTAATGATGATAATACTTTTTACAACTACAAAAGTAACTCGGTAGATATTCCAATTATAGATGCTTACGATGATATTCATATGTCATGGACTTATATGAGAATAAATTATAATGCTCAAACAGAAACAAGTGGAACGGTTGAATTTGAAATAACATTAAAAACTAATTAATTGGCTATAGGTACTGTAATACATGGAGAGGATGCTGGTTCTGGTGGTGGTAGTGGAACTGGATGGAATGGTCAAGTAGAGTTTAGAGGTGATTTACCAATAACTTTAGGGAATCCTCCTATAGGTTCTATTTACCTAGTTGAAAAACCTACTACAATACTTTTTGGTGCTTATAAGACATACCAAAGTGGTTTATATATAAAAGATACTGATACGGGTTCTTTAAGCGATTGGAGAAGATTAAATGTAAAGGTTAACTTTACTGATTCTGAATTTGCTTTAGTTAGTGCCGCTGACAATTCTAAAAGAGCAAGGTTTGATTTATCGCTTATTACAGCATCTACCACAAGAACTTACACATATCAAGATAAAGATGGAACTATTGCCTTATTAAGTGATATTGTATTACAAGATTTACAGAGTGTTTTAAACGAAGGTTTTAACACTGGTGGTAATGATATAGAAACTCAAAATAATGACAAATTTATACCAGAGAACGGGGAAACTTTCTTAAATCTAAGAGATGGGGCACAATATGAAATAGTTGGGGCTGATGTGAATGGCGGTGGAATTACTGGTTTTGCATATTTGTTTGATGGAGATATAACATTCACAGCTACTATAGGTACTGAGATAGAAATATCTGGAACACCAGCAGGCGTTAATGATGGAATACATACAATATCAGATGTTGACTATGATGGAACAAATACAAGAGTTCAATGGTCTGGTATTGTTACAGAGCTTGGGACACCTTACGGAAAGATGACAATTCCACAAGATGGTTGGCTAAGGTTGGGTGACTCTGATAACAACTTTTTTTTACAGGATGTTTTTGGGTTTAAATTAATAGGTATTATAAACAAGTATAGTGCTAGTGCGTTTTCAGAATTTTACTCATTTTTTGGATTCACATATATGTGGAATACTGATAGGGAGGATGCAAATCCAGCGAATCATAGACAAGGGGGGTTTACCGTACATAATAATAGATTTAGTTCAGGAACAACTACATTAGGAAGTGATGATAGTTATCCTACTTCAGCTTCTCTTAGTAGAGTTCTATTTGGTGTTAATTTGCCAAATATATTTGCAGGAGGGGCTAAATGGATAACTGCAAGAATACAAGAGTCTATAACTTCGAGAAGGTTTGTAATAAACCATCCTCATACTGATGGTTCAGCACAGGGCGCACCATTTGAACATATCATAGATTCAATATATCCTACAGAACAAAGAACATGGGTTTTGCCTGACAAATCAGATACGTTTGCAGGTCTACAAGATATATTAAAGACAAAATCTGGTATTGTTCCTATTGCATCTTTTGCGGTATCAGGTGGTAATTTAAGAGCAACCGTTAATTTTTCTACTGCTTTTGCTGATGCTAATTACTCTATTTCATTAATGGAGACAACAAACGCAAACAGGAGGGTAAATATGAAAGTTGATTCAGCACCTACATCTGCAGGGTTTACAATTAGTTTAGGAACAAGTAACCCTAACAATATAGTTGATGTACGTTGGATAGCAATTAAAAACGGAGAAAATTAAAAAATGAGTTTAGCAATTGAAAATATAGAGTTTGACAGCCTTACATCTGATCCAACAACATTAACAGATGGTATGTTTTGGTATAGGTCAGATTTAAACGCTTTTAGGTATAGAGATAGCGGTATTACAAAAGAATTTTCAGAAGGAACGCCACAGCCTTTACCAATAATAACATTAACTTCAAATGATACTACTACTACAATATCTCAATCATCACCAACCATTTTAGGATGGAATATTGAAAGAGAAAAAGATACTGGATTTACACATAGTACAAGTGTAAATAATAGTAGATTAACAGTTGATGAAGATGGTACTTATCAACAAAGAGCACAATTTGTTGGTAAAATATTAATTGATGGTGTTGTTCAATCTCAACCATATCATGGTGGTTATATAAGAAACTCAGGAAGTTCTTCTGATTATTGGACTTGCGAAATTGAACCAGAACCAATAAAATTAACAGCTGGACAATATATTGAATTTCAAATTCAAATTGATTCACAAATAACAACACCAATTACAGGAGTTTTTCAAGGTGACCGTTCAAGTTGTTCACTTTTAAAATTACAAGGTTCTAAAGGACAAAAAGGTGACCCTGGCAGCGGTTCAAATATTATTGTTAAAAAAAATGGGGCAACAGTTGGAACTTTAACTGATTCTATTGATATTTTGGGGGGTGTTCCAGTAGTTGACCAAGGCAGTAATAAAACAAGTATTGAAATTGGTAATTATGCCCATGCAACTGGAATAACTCAAATGCCATCAAGCCAAATTAGAGAAATTGCAATAACAAGTGGCAGTATTGATGATTATAATTTAGGGAATTTTAATGTTCATTTTATAAACCCAGGAAACAGTGATAGACCATTTAGTGGAATGGTTGCACCACCTGCTGGAGTGAATAGAATTGTAACAATTATAAATAGTGGAACAAATGGTAAAATAAAATTTGAAAACAATAATAATTCAAGCGTTGCAGCAAACAGGATTTTATTAGCTGATAATAATAATTTTGACTTACCGCGTGGGGGTTCAGTTCAATATATTTACAAACATAGTTCTAGTAGGTGGATAACTTATACTTATTACTAAAATTTAAAAAATGACTAAAATATTCTATAAAGAAGATAACGAGTTAATACCTGCAATTGAATTTTCAGATGTTCAACCTATTGATTTTAGTCCTGTTATTGATGAATCTGAATATAAATCACTTATAAAAATGCAATATAAGTGTAGAGAAAAGGACGGTAAAGAATATTTTGAAGAAGTAAGGAGTGATTTAGTTTATAGTTATACGATTGAAGAAACTATTACTGCTGAGGATGTTTTTTTTATTGAAACAGCATTAGAGCCAGTTTTATTAAAACTAGAAAGGGGTGATTGGATGACTGCCTCCTATTTAATGATAAATAATGTAGTTGTTGAATCTTCTTTAACACAAGAACTTTATGATAAAATATTAAACTATATAAACTTATATATACAAAACAATTATTAACAAAAAACTAAATAAAGTTTTTAACTTAAAAAACAGCTTAAAATGAATGTAAGTGAAGTAGAAGTAATATTGTTTGAGTTTAAAATTATAAGCGGTTTATTTTTGGCTTTAACAACATTAATTATTTTCGTTTGGAAAACAGAAAGTAAAAAGAGAGATGAAAACAGAAAAGAGGATAACGAGCATCATACAAAGATGTTTAACCAACATGGTAAAATTTTAGAAGAGGTAAAAAAAGCTGTTGAAAAACTATCCACAAAAACGGCTATTCATTCAGTACAAATTGAAAATTTAAAAAATAAAAAATGAGTTCTGTAATTGTTAAAATTGTTTACTTATTAATGGCTACTTTTTGTACTTTAATTGGTATTAAGTACAAAAAAGTAAAAAATGAAGATTTTATTCTTAGTTTGTTTTTTATTTCGATGGCTTTTAGTTGGGGTTGGTGGGGTGTTTCTACAATATTTCACAATGCAGAAGGTTATCCGCCTCAATGGTTTTTTTATTTTTCTAATGCTCCAGTTTTTATTACAACTGTTTTAATGGTTTTTAAATTGAAATAATATGGGTTATAAACCTTATAAATATTGGACTAGGGAGGAGTTATTTAACCATGTTACTAATCAATGTATTGAAATGGGTAATGATGATTTAATATCTATTTTTGGAGATATTATTTTTGATAAAAGATGGAATCCAATGGAAAATTATAACGGCTGTAATATTATAGCTGATAGACTACACCCGTTTCCACCTTGTTTAAAACATGATTTTGATTGGTTGGTTTTAGGGGGTGGCATAAAATATGACAGAGAATTTAAAGAGCTTTGTCATAGTTTTGGGGCTTCAAAATTTAAGTCTAAATTAAACTTTATAGGTGTTAGAATAGGATGGATATTCTTTTATAAGTGGTCTAAAATTTGGAAAAGATATAAGAATTTAAAATGAATAAACAAACAGTTGATATAATAGGTGATTTTGTAGATAATATTTCTGCTGAAGTTGTTATTTCAGAAGTTATAGATAATGGAAACGGTAGTTATACTTTAATTACTAATTGCACTTGGTGGGTTTCTATCTGTCACACATACGAAATAGATGGGTTTAAATACATAGTTGATTCTTTTTCTATTAACCAAAGTATAACAGTTAAGCCAGTAGGACACGCAAATATTCCAATTCCAACTACACTAACATTATTACCCCCTAATTATATACATGGTACTCTTAAAATGGCTGGTAATGAAGTTGATGGTGAAACTGATAAAACAAAACTATGTCCTTTTGTTTATTTATTTGAGATAATAACAGATAGAAAAAATACAGATGAAGAATCTATGATAGATAGAGAAGTTGATTTAAGATTATTTTTCTTAAACTCTGTTAATACTAAGGACTGGCTAACAAATGAACATTATGAATATTTTGTCAACCCAATGCAACAGATGGTTGACTTATTTATCTATAATATAAAGAACTCAAAACTATTCACTGATGAAGTACGTCACGAATGTACACCTTTGATTAATGTTTCTGAACAAGGAACAAAAGAAAAGTCCGTATTTGACTGTAATTTATCTGGGATAGAATTAAGAATTTTTGCTGAAATACGCGAAGATTTAAGTTGTACGAGTAAAAATAAATGTAAATGTTAAATTTAAAATTAAAAAGATGGCTATAGTATGCGATTGTAGTACTGGCGGTGGAAACACTGGAACACCAACGTGTTTTGGAGTTTTTGACGTAACAGTACAAGTAATTTTGGTTAACTACTTAAAACCTGATGGTTCTATTAACGGAATAGATATTTCTACGTTATCAGCAGGTGGGACAGTATTAAGCCAAGCAGATTTGGATGCTCTTGTTAGAGATGTAAATGCTAAAACAAGATTTTATCCAACACAGCCTTTAAAGAATGTAACTGATGAAAGAGCAGATGATATTACAGAAGAATTTGAAGATACTTCCTCTGTATTTATCCAAGAAGGTGCTAGAACTTTCACTGGTTTAATCATTAAAGGTGATCCAGTTCAATTAGGTAATTTAAAAACTTGGAGATGTTCAACTTCTGGAGTTTATTTTATTGATAAGTCTGGAAACTTAATAGGTGACAAATCTAGGGATGGATTTTTAGACCCTGTATTATTACAGGATGATTCTTTTAGTGCTTCATTAATTAAAGGAACTGATACAACTAAGCAAAAGATTTCTATTAGTTTTATTGTATCTTCTTTAGCTGATGATGCTAATTTAGGAATGATTGAAGCTAGTTCTATTACTGCTAACTTAAAAGGAGTAAGAGGACTTATTGATGTTGTTGCAGGAACTCCAAGTGGTGTTACTACTACTGAATTTACAGTTCAGTTAAACACTAACTATGGAGGATGTACTAACCCAATAGCGGCTGAAGGTTTGGAATTGGCTGACTTCTCAATGACTGAGGTTTCTCCAACTCCTGGACCTATTGTAATAACTTCTGTGACAGAAAGTACAACCACACCAGGACTTTATACTTTTGTTTTCCCTGCACAGACTTCTGGCGATGTTCTTAGAATTAGTAACCCTTTAACTGGTCCACTATCTAAGAATTATGATTTAGGAGACTTTGATGTAACTATCCCATAATGGATAAGAAAACAAAGAAGTTAGAGAACAAGGTGTTGACTTTTGGTAATACACAAATAAACTCTTCTGGATTGGAAAACATGACAAAAGAAGAATTTATGAAAATGTATGAAGGCAAGATTAGCACAGGAGCAAAAGAAGCTCTAAAAGAGGTTAAAAAATACCTTAAAAAGTAATATTTGAGGGGTGGTTTTGCCACCCCTCTTATTAGATAGTTTATGGCAAATGAGTTTTTTCAACCAATAAGAGATATATTAAATGGTATAATTTCTTTAGATATTGATTTGGTTGCTCAAGAAATAGCCAAAACTAATGATTTTAAGAAACTTGTAATAACTTTAAACACGGAAGGGCAACCAACATCTCAACTATTTATTTTAGGTGAAGATGCAACAGGAAGAAATTTAAAAAGTATTGGAGGAGATTATTCACCTTTTACGAAAAGAGAAAAAGCTAGGAAAGGTCAGCCAACTGATAGAGTTACTTTAAAAGATGAAGGTGATTTTTATAGGTCTTTTAATGTTGTACCATTTAAAGGTGGTTTTACAATAGAGGCTGATACGTTTAAAGATGGTCAAGATTTACAAGATAGATGGGGTGATAATATTTTAGGGTTAAATGATGAAAATATAAATATTATTATTAACTTTTACATTAATGCTATTCAAGAGAAAATCAACCAAAGAATATAATGCAAATCTTTATGATTCTATTGATGAATTACCAATAAAAATATGGTTTGAAATTCATAAAACAGGTGATTATAGTTTATTAATCAAAGGTAAATTGAAAATAAATGATTATATTATAGATAAATGTGATAAAAAGTGGGCTGAATTATATAATGAATACATAGATAAGTTTGGTTTATCTGAAGAGTTTTTAGTTGACTTAGATAGTCAAATTGAATTAGCACAGCAAAAGGCAGAATATATAATAAATGGAGATAGATATTTAAAGACTTTAATAAAAATAGGGGAAGAAAAATTAAAGGAAAATAGAACAGGGGAAGTTAAACCAGTAGAATTAGAAGTATTATTGGCAAAGATGTCTAAATACTACGGTTTTAAACTTGAATCTAGGGAGTTAACGGTAACGCAATATTACAGTTATTTAAAAACAATAAATAATGGCTAAAAGAGTAAGTAATCAAGATTTATTTGAAAAGGATTTATTTGCCAAAACGGTAAATGAAGCCGAAAAGCTTATTGATGTATTGGATGGTATTGAAAAGGGATTAAAGGATGTTGCTAAGGCACAAAAGGAAATATTAAATAATCAAGATAATAAAACCTTTGAAAGCATACAAAAAACAAAGGTAGCAGTAGAAGAACTTAATGAGGCTGAAAGAATAGCGGAAAAGATTGCTAAAGATAAGATTAAGTTAGAGAAAAGACTTTCTCAGTCTAGAGATGAATCTGAAAAATCAAATACAGAGTTAAAAGTTCTTATACAGGAACAAAATAAACTTAATAAAGAGTTAGCGAAAGAAACTTTAGGGCTTACAGACGGACTAGAGAGCTTTTAAGAGAGATTACAAAACTTGATAGGGAATTAAAAGAGGTTGACGAATCTGTAGGGCAGTTTCAAAGAAGTATAGGTGAATATCCTAGTGCTGTTAATTCAGCTACAGCATCTTTAGAAAATTTTGCCACTGGAGCATTAACTGTTGGGACTGTTTTAAGTGGTTTGAAAACATCATTAGAGGATTCTGCTGATGGGGCAGAAAAATTACGTAAAGCATCAGCGACTATAGAGGGTGGATTGAGTCAGGTTAAAAATGTTGCGGCTAACGCTGCTGTTGATTTCTTTAGTTTCGCAAAATCTTTAGCCGAAGGTGATGAGCAAGCATTAAATCTAGCTGGAAATGTATTAAAAAGTACTTCTGCATTAGGATTTTTCCTAGATAAGTCTGAGGATACAGGTGAGTTTTTTGACAATACAGCAGAGTCAGCAGAGAATTTTTCAGGCAAGGTTCTTGAATCTGCAAATGCAGCTTTAGAGCTTGAAAACCGTATTATAGCATTCGAAAAGGCTACAAGACCCTTAGAAGTTAGGATAGAAAGGCTTAATGGTCTTATAGAACAACAATCTATAATAGCTGGAGACAGTACTAGGTCTTTTAATGAAATATCTGACGCCATACTTAAAGGTCAAGACTTACAGGTTAAAAGAGCAGATATAAACCTAAGACTTGCTAAGGAGGAGTTAGAGATAACACAAGAAAGGATTAGAATAAGAAATTTAGCAGGAGGAGCTAGTGTTGAATTGCTCAACCAAGAAACTGAAGCTATAAAAGCTGTTATAAATGCAGAGAATGAGCTTAAGAACGAAATACTTGAAAACGAAAAAGAGTTAAGGCAAGTTAAGCAGGATAGACTTGAGATTGATTTAGATATTTTAATTGACGGTTTTGACAATCAAAAAACTATAAATGAAAGAATTATAGCAAATGAAAAAGAAACTCTGGAGACTAGAGCAGCTTTATTTGAGCAAACAAGAAAGTTGGCAGAAGACAGTTTTAGAGGTCAAAAAGAAGTTTTAGAGGAGTTGTCAGCGGCAAACATAGATGTTGATGAGTTGTTATTGTTGGATGCTACTGAGTTAGCAAAGCAGATACAGTTATTAGAACAATCAGAGATAATAAACACTAGAACTCTAGAGGTTATAAGAGAGAGGAGAACTGTTCTACAAGACTTAGATGACGCACAACAAGACCTTAATGAATCACAACAAGAGGGTATTGACTTACAGAAAGAAATACTCGCTCAAGAAGAGGCTTTAGGAAAACAATCGGAGGGTAATTTTTCTGAAAACACAAAGGCTTTGGATGATTTAGAAAAAGACAGGCTGAAAAATCAAAAAGAAAACATAAGAAGGAGGCTTGAGAATGTTAAGTCTGGCTCAATAGAAGAGCTTAGATTGAGAAAAGAATTAAACGACCTATTGTTGCATGAGGCTGAAGAATCCAATAACAAACAAAGGGAGCTACAAGAAAAGGAGGATGAAGAGAGAAAACAGTTTGTTCAAGATGCTATAAATACAATAGGAGATATTATTGATGAAGGTTTTGATAAAAGAATAGATGCCATAAACGAAAAACTTGACGCAACAAGTCAAAATATCGATAGGTTAAGAGATAAAGCTGCTGAAGGTAGATTAGCCTCTGAAGAAAGTTTAGCATTTGAACAAAAACAAGAAGCAGAACTAGAAAGACAAAGAGAGCAGACAAGAAAAAGACAGGAAAGAACTAAAGCACTTTTTGCAGTTCTTGAATCATTTACAGCTAATGAAGGCGACCTTCCTAAAACTATAGCCGACATAAGTGTGTTAAGAGCGTTATCTGGAAGTCTTACAGGTTTCTCCGATGGTGGTTATACTGGTGATGGTGGTAAATATGAAAACGCTGGAATAGTACATAAAGGTGAGTTTGTAATTGATAAAGAAACAACTAGCAAGATAGGACTTAGAGGTGCTACAATGAAGGATTTTAACAACCGTTTAAGTTCTATGAATGATATTATATCTTATGATGGCTCTAATGAATTTATGAGTGCTAAAGCTTTTTCACTAAACGGCTTGGATACAACTGTATTAGAGAGCAAAATGGATACTTTAAATAGCAGCATAAATAATATAGATATTCCTGAAGGGATGGTTAAATTTGACGATGTAAGAGGTTTAATAAATTTTATATCAAAAAAAGGTAATAAAATAACTAAAGAAAGAAGTAAATTATACTAAATGTCTAATATTTCTAAAAATACAGAGTCTAAATATAGGTTAAACGGTATAACAAGTAACGCACCTATAGATTGGAGTGACGTTACTATAGAGGCTGAGTATGAAAATGATTCTGTACAACCAAATCTAACCATATCTGAGTTTAATTTTAACTTAGAATCTAGGAAGGCTATAAACGAGTGGATAGCTAATGGAACTACTTCTGGTGTTGGGATATTTGAGGGTATGCCTTTTGAGTTAGATATATTTAACAATAATGGTGTAGCAAAAACATTTAAAGCGTTTATAGATTTTACTGAGAGTTACAATGACCTAACTGATGATGGTGAGGTGTTAGTATCTATAATGAAGGATGGAGATATAGAAAACTTTTTTGATAAACTAAACGGAACTACTTGTGGATACCTTGAAGAGATAGGTGTTTTTACAAGTGCAGACTATATAAATGTTCCCTATGTTGTTGAGAAAAAATTTAATCTATTTGAAATTCTACTAACATCTATAGTTTTATATTTAATGGTTAAAGAATTGGCTGAATCTATTAGAAACACTTCAGAATCTATCGCTACTGCCAGTGGTATATTTTCTGCTGGATTTACTGGTTCTGTTGGTAGTGCTATATATTTAGCTTTAATAGCAATAGTTAATATTATTTATACAGCTATATTAGTGTTAGCAATAATAGAATTAGCAAAATCATTATTTAATACACTAATATCTCCATTAAGAACACACAAAGCCATATTACTAAAGACTGCACTAACTAAGATAGCTAATCATTTTGGTTATGACTTTGTGTGTCCTGTTGAAGAGTACAATAATTTAGTTTACCTACCATCAAACCCTAACTTAGATGAAAAAACATTATTTGGATTTGTTAGTGTTACCAAAGGCACTCCATCTGGCATACCAAACAATTTAGACTACGGATATTTTACAGAAGACCTCTTTAATCTTGCAAAAAGAATACCATACGCTAAAATGCAGTTAATAGGCAATACTATACATCTTAGACCTGAAAACGACCCGTTTTGGGAGATGCAATCAACCTGGGTGATGCCAGATATAAAATTAAACACATTACAATATAATACAGAAGACCTTCAGTCAACTAGATTAATGTCTTTTCAAGTAGATTTAAATGATGAATGGACTATAGATAATTATGACAGAACTGCTGTAGAGATAAAAACAGACCCTATATCTGTAATTAATGAAAGAGCTGTTCTTTTAAAAGGTTTGGAAGAGGTTGATTATAATACTGCTTTAGGAAATAGAAAAGACAATCTTAATGCTGTAGAGAAGTTGTTAAAAACTGTAGGGGCTTTTATAGACTCTACTACGTCTTTTCTTGGTAGTAGCTCTAACTTTTCAGGACTTATACAAAATAAGATATGTTCATTAAAGCAAACTTCAAACTGGCATTCTCTACCAAAATTATTATATATGACTGGAGGTTTTTTACCTGTTAATCATAGAGATTTATTTAATGCAGAGGTTTTATGGGATAAGTATCATGTTGAAAAATCTTTTGTACAAAATAATTGGAGAGGCCAAAAATACATTTATAGAGGTATAGATATTCCTTTTGGTGTAGAAGATTTTTTAAAGTTAACAGATAATTCTTTCTTTACATTTGAAGGAAAACAAGCAAAAATAATTAAATTTGTATGGACTACAGGAGAAGACACTGCTAAAATAGATTTTTGGGTAAGAGAACCTTAACCTTACACATTTAACTTAAAAGAAACTAAAATAATACCAAGCTAATGGATGAGTATTTAAAAAAAATGATGAATCTTTCTAAAATAATGATAGAAAGAAATAGGGAGTCTTTTAATGAGAATTTCATAAAGCTTAGTAATATGGAAAATCTTAATGATTCTCAAAAAAAAGAAATAGAAGAGGCAAAGGTTCTTTATAAAGAAACAAATCAGGCTATGGCTAATGGGGATATTGACTCTTTAAATAATATAATATCTAGGGTTTTAAGTAAAGCAAAGAAATAGGATGCCATTAACAGTATTATTAACAGACATAAAGTATTTTAACGAGTTTAAAAATGACGTTGGATTTGCTTCAAACCCATCAGACTTCACCAAAAACCTTTCTGGAAGCACGATGGAAAAGGTTAAAGTATTGTACACAATAGAAGTTAACTGGTTTTCTTCTGTCACCTCTAGTGACCCATGGAGCTTTGACCTATCTTTAGGAAGGATAAATAGGTCAAATGGAAGCTTTAGGGCTGATGGGTTTAGTCCTGGAGATATTTGTGCGTGGAGTCAGAACGGGGTTAACACAGCTACAATAACAATAAACTCCATATCACAATCTGGAGGTACAATAAACTTCACATTAAACTCAGGATCTATAACTAGTGCATCCAACGCAGGTTTAATAGCAGTCACACCTTTAACTGCTTTGAGAAATAACTTTGGAGTTATAGAGAATAGTGATACTTTTTCAATAGAGTCTTTAGTTACTGGTTCAGACCAAGGGTATTACACTGGAGGTATAGGTATTGACTTTGGAGGCGGTAGAGATACAAATTTTGTAAACATGACCCCTTTGGGAACAAACAAGGATTGGCAAACAGGTTCTATGAGAGTTAGGTATGTAAGTAATCCTGCTTTTGATGTTCAAAGGTTTGAGATAGAGCATATATTTACAATACCATCTTGGTATGTTCAAGGGGAGCTAAACAACCTTTTAAATAAGCAAATAACACAGCTTTTTGATGGGCAAAACAGTTTAAAATATGTTATAAATCCAGAGTTTCAAACTGTTTTATCAAATCCTAATACTGGTAAGTCAACCATAATTGATGTTGATGATGGCTCTGTGGCTTGGTTTCAGGAGAATTTTAACGGATTCCAAAATAACTATCAAGTAAATTCAATTAACTATGAAGAACAAGCAACAACAAATAGTGCTTCAGGTCTTTTAATAGGTTCAAAAACAAAAGTAACCATAGAGGTGCAGAAAAACAATGGAAACTTTTCTGTAGGAGAAAGAGCTGGGGTGTATGTGTCGTATTTACCTAGTCAGGCGGAATACACTAATACTACGTTAACTGATTTAATAGACAATTTTATATATGACAATGCAGTTAATAGTAATGGTCTTGCATCTGTAAATGGTCAAGATTTTATAGAGAATTTTGAAATAATAAACATCTCAGGAAACACTATGGATTTAGTTTTTGAGGTAGATTATTCAACATTACAAAAGGTAAGGCTATCAAACTTAAATTCGCAAGGAGATATATATTATGTTATAGGTGTTCAGCTAGGGGACAACTCTCTATCTTCAGCAAATTCAGATAGGGTTATGTTGATTGGAGATGTTAATCAATATGATGAGAGTGCTGATATACCAGATTTATTAGAATTCACTAAGTTTGATATTTATTCTCACGATAGGATTATAGGTATTGATAGCGGTAATACAGATTTAACAGCTTGGATTGAAGACGGTATCGCTTTAGATTATACTATGAGTCTTAATTTAAATAAAAGTGCAGTACTTAATTCATTAGACTTTATATTGTTAGCGTACAACCCTTCCACAGAAAATTATTTTGAGTTAGATAAGTATTCTTATAATATATTTCCTTCCGTAGTTTCTTCAGGGATACAACAATTATCTTTAAATAGCACGAGGGGGTATATTTTAGATGTAGGAAGTCAGTTTAATAAGGCTGAATTATCCACAGGAGCTAACGCTTTAGGCTTTCAAGAATACGATGGTGTTATAGGTCAGAAATTTAGCTGGCAGGATTGGATTCAAAATCTAAATGTTGACACTGTTTTTTATGACTCTTCAAAGCCTAACAACAATCTTAATAACAAATCTTCAAACTACTCTTTATTGAATGGTTATGAGATTAGAATTGCTTTTTTTGGTAATCTTTCGGGTGTTAGTGATTTAGGTGTTTCTGGATTTACAGATTACCTATATTTATCACAACCTTTAACAACATATAATTATGAAGAGGATGGAAATATAACTCCGATATGGAGTTGTAATATGGAAACTTTTGATGCTTCTGGAACAAATAATTTAGGTGGGGCAATACTTACTGGTCAAGATACATTATATAGGTGGACTTGGACTAATTCTGGAGGACCAGTTACATCATTAACTGGTATATGGGGTATAAACAGGATTGAAGAGACTGGTGATGTGGGTTATCAAATAACTGAAATATCATCATTATATAATCAGCCTTCTGGACAGATATTAAAACCAATCTCTGGTAGTACATTATTTATGTACTTAAATTCTGGCAATGTTGTTATGGAATGTTTGATAGATGGTTCAATTGCTCAATCTGGATTGGAATACAACCTTTCATCAAGAATACATGACTCTAATGCTCTTGTGGATGGTAAAGAAACTGAGAGTGGAGTATTGAAAGATACAGAAGCAGGAATAATAAAAGAAATAGAATGATAATAATAGAGCATCCAAATAGTAATCCTTATTCATACCTTAGTGGGAACGCTTGTAAAGTTTTAGGTAAATCACTACCTAATACTCCAGACCCACAAACAAACGATATATGTATTTGCGATTATATAACTTGTGAATATAAGGAGAAGGTTTTTGCGTCACCATCAAACCCTAATGATTTTTGGAAAAATGATAAAAACGAATTTTTATTTAAGAGGTTTGTAAGTTCTGATACTGTTGAAATTGAATTACAACTAGACGGTGTAAAGGTTGCCGACCTAAACAATAATACATACGGTGAGTTTTTTAATGGTTTTCCTTCTGGAAATGACGAACAACAGTTATATGTAGGTTATTTATTAGATTGGTTAAGCGTGTATAATGCTTTTGGAACTGGCAAATATAACGTTGTTTCTAACCTAAACATAATAGGTAATTTAACAACGTTTACGAGTAGGGATTTTAATTTATGCTTATATTCGGATATATTAGCTAATGGCACTGTTAGGGTTGAAACTTATCAAAATGGAAACATACTTGGTAATGATTTTGATTTTACTGATTTAAATTGGTATCAGTCTTTAAGGTTGCCTGCGATATTTGGAAATCCAACGCCTGTATTTGAAACCACAGATTATATAACTAGCAACCATATAAGAAGACAAAACAAAGCAAAAATGTCAAGAGAGTGGGATTTAAATACTAAACTAATAGACTGGGAGGTTGCTAATAAGTTGGTTTATAATAAGATGTTAGGAAACAAAATACTTGTTACCGATTATCAAATAAGAGCAGAGTCAATATGGAGAAGGATTCCAGTTTTTATGAAGGAAATTGATAAGCCAGAATTAAGAAACAATCCAAAGAGAAGATACAATATTAAATTCGTTGATGAAGAAGATATATTTACAAAAAGAAACTTTTAAAATAGATACAAATGGGAGATAAAATTTCAGACTACCCGTCTAAAACAACAATACATGGTGATGATTTGTTAGATTTTTCTAATACAGAAGATAGTGGTGCTAGTTATAATCAGAGCCAGAAAGTAACCGTAGACCAGTTTATGGCTTATATTAACTCAAACATAAGCAGTATATATAATTCAGATGGTAATATAAACGAAAACAGAATACTAACATCTAATGGCTCATTCACAAAGTGGATAGGAGGTGATGTTATTGTTCAAACAAATAATGAGATTGATGATTACGCATTTTTAGTACAAGACCAATTAGGTTCTGAACGTGGTCGTTTTGGAATGGACACAGCAAGCGGTTCTAGTGTTTTAGAATTATCAAACGTTAGTGGAACTTGGTTTGATGCAAACGATGAAGTTATTGATGTTAATAGTGGTTTTTTCAATGTGTCTACTACAGAAGTTAAATTAGCAACTTTTGGAGAGTTTAAAAATATAGCTAGTTTTAACTACTATGGTTTTACTGGTTTTGCTGTTGGTGAGTACGCTATTGGTTCAAATGCCGCTGGTAGAACAAATTTAAATGCAGCTAGTGGTCAAAGCTTGTTTTTTATGAATAACAACTCAGAACAATGGTCAATTGATGGTTCTGGTAAGTTTAGAGGTAATACAAGTGTTGGTATGAAAGTAGCTGCATACAGTAGTGGTGGTTCTGATGAGTTCGGTATTGGAATACAGTCTGGAGAATTTCAAAATATTATACCAACATCTGGTACTCCTAGATTTACATGGTTGAGTGGAGATAGCACAACACATACTGAGTTAATGACATTATTAACAAATGGTAGTCTTGCTCTTGGTGTAGCTTCTCCAGATGCAAGTGCATTATTACAAATGGATTCAACAACCCAAGGATTATTGCCGCCAAGAATGACAGCAGGACAGGGTTCTGCGATAGCACCAGTTGACGGATTAATAATTTATGTGACATCAACTAACGGAACTTTTACAAGTGTTGGTATTTGGGCTTATGAAAATGGAGCTTGGACTAAATTGTAATATTTTTTATATATTTGTAGTTTACACATAAAACATTATGAAAGATTTAACGGAAAGAGAATTACAATTATTAATAGGTTCTATTGACTTATCAATATCAAATATAGGTGGTCAAATGATTAAAATATCTCCAGAACAAAAACAAGAAGCAAGAAAGACACTTTCAGAGTATCTTAAATTGCAAGAAAAATTAAACAATATTAAAACTAAATAATTATGCCTAAAGTAGAAATAACAAAGCAATTAGACAGACCAGATGGTGGTGTAGTTGCTTCTGGTTCGATTGCTGACTCAAACCCAGTTTTTATTGAATCTGAAAAAGCAATTAAATTCCCAACTAAACTAATGTTAAACCAACAAGCAATTGATGATGGTAAACAACCAGTTCCATCAATTGATGAATTTAAGTTTAACAAATTAGTTAAAATGTGTTCTGATTCAGAATGGAATGCTGTTAACGATGATTCTGGTGCTGGTCTATTAGTGACTCAGTTTTATCAAGAAGTAATCGCTGAACATATCGGTGATGGATTTACTAACCCAATTTCATAGTATGGTAAGAATAAGCAAACACATTAGTTATAAAGAGGGGACTTATTCAAATACCGCAACAAGAAAGGGGATAGATAATAGACCTAACAGCCATCAATTAAGAAATATGATTTTGGTTGCTGAGAATGTTTTTGAGCCTTTGAGGGCTTATTTTGGTAAGCCTATACGCATAAATTCTTTTTTTAGAAGTGAAGAACTTAATATAGCGGTTGGAGGTAGTAAAACATCTCAACATTGTAAGGGTGAGGCATTGGATTTAGATGCTTTAAAAGGTGTTAAAAATGCTGATTTATTTCACTATATAAAAGATAATTTAGAGTTTGACCAACTAATATGGGAGTATGGAACAGATGAAGAGCCTGATTGGGTTCATGTTTCTTATAATTCAGAGCGAAATAGAGGTGTTATTTTAAAAGCTGTAAAAGGAAAAGGCTATTTAAGGTATGGGTAGAGATAATGATTTTAAAGAAATGGTAGAAGCTGTTGATAAATTTCCAGTAGGAATTTTTATTATAATGTTTTTTGCTTTTGTAATATTTATTTTAACAAGTTGTTAATATGGGAAGATATAAAGAAGAAAACGGAAAAACTAGAGTGGGTAATTTTTTAAAAGGAATTAAAGGTGTTGCACCAGATATTTTAAACTTAGTTGGCAATGTTACTGGTATGGACGTTTTAAAGAACGTAGGGGAAGCGATAAAAGGAAGTAACACTATTAGTCCAGAAGATAAAGAAACAGCCTTAGAACTTCTTAAATTAGATGTTGCAGATAGAGATTCTGCAAGAAAAAGAGAAATAGAAGTTTTAAAAACTGGCAGTTCTGACTTTATGATGAAGTTAACAGGTATTGTTGGTTTGGCTTCTTTTATGTTTTTGCTTTATGTAGTGGTGTTTAATAAAGATGTTCAGCATAATGAGTTATTAATTCATGTAATGGGAATGGTAGAAGGTGTTGCACTATCCATATTTTATTATTATTTCGGGAAACATAAAACGAATTAAAACCTAAAACTTTCCTTTCCTGTTTTATCCCTTGTCAATATTTTTTGGCAGGGGATTTTTTATTCTTATTGATTTTCAATTAGTTAGAATTTTTTATTAAAATTATTTTGTAATTACTTTTGTAGTTACAAAAATGGTCGTATATTTGTTTCATAATAATTAAAATAAGGAAAGATGATTAATTTAGAAGACTTAGATTACAATGATGACACTAAAGAGCTTAGAGCTGATTTTGGTGGTTTTTTAGAAGATGGTTTTTACATTGAGTGTGAAATTGATTATGATGAAGATGATGAAAAAGCAGAGCCAGAAATAGGAATAATGAATGATTATTCTACATTTTCAAATTTTACATTTTGGTATTTTAAAATATATAATTCTGCAAATGAAGAAGTTTCTTTTTCAGATAGAGTTGTAAAAAAAATAAAAGAAGAAATAGAATATGAACTTAAAAGACAAATGGAGGAACATTAATTTAAAATAATTATTATGGATTTAGACGATTTAAAAAAAGAAATACCCTTTAAATGGAGGGTTCAAAGCTCAAACCAATATGGTGCTAGTTGTGTTGCTTATATTGATGCTAGAGATGTTCAAGATGTACTAGATGAAGTTTGTGGTGCTGATAAATGGCAATGTAAATATTCAGAACATAAAGGAAATTTATTTTGTTCTATTGCTATATTAGATAAGCATGGTTCTTGGGTATGGAAAGAAGATTGTGGAACTGAATCAAATGTTGAAAAGCAAAAAGGTGAAGCATCAGATGCTTTTAAAAGGGCTGCGGTAATGTGGGGAATCGGTAGGTTTTTATATTCTAAAACTATTGTAAAGTTGCCAGTAAAAGAAAAGAACGGTAAATGGTTACCATATTCAGAAAATACAGGAAAGTTTGTTTATGGGGATAATATAACAAAATGGTGTAACCAATTAAGTAAATAAATAGATATGATAGATACAGCAAATTTAGTACAAGAAGTAATGGATGGTAATTTTAGCCCTTACAAGGCTGAATACATTTTAAAAGAACAAATTAATATATTAAAAGAACATTTAGAAATAGTGCATACAGAAGCACAAAATCAATCAATTTATGAAGATAAAACATTTGAAAAAGATGGCTTTAAAATGGAGAAAAGAAACGGTAGAAAAGTTTGGAATTTTAAAGGATGTGAATCGTATAAAATAGCAAAAGAC